AGTAATTAAAGTTGCTGGTATCAACATTGTTAAATCAAACACTGCTGTCACTGCATACGCAGACAACTCATCTGCTGTTTCAGGAACAAACAACACTTATAATGTAGATGCTCAACACGTTGTAGCTACAGTTTTCCATAAGAGTGCCATCGGTACTGTTAAGCTTATGGATTTAGCTATGGAAAGTGAGTACGATATTAGACGCCAAGGCAATCTAATGGTCGGAAAAATGGCATTAGGAAGTGGCATAATCAGACCTGAAAGTGCAACTTTAATCAAAACACAATAATTTTTTATTGTCGATTAAAAACATAGGCGTAGAGATTAACACAGACAATCTACGCCTGTGTCAAAAATAAAATCATGGCATCAATCACAACAAGAACAACAGAATTAGAAGCAGTTAATACTATGCTCTCTACAATAGGAGAAGCTCCAGTAAACTCATTAACAGGAAGTTTACCAACAGACGCAAGTATGGCTAAAAATATTTTAAATGAAGTAAATAGAGAAGTACAATCAAGTGGTTGGAAATTTAATACTTCATACAAAGCAACATTATCAAGAAACACTGATAATAAAATTGTAGTTGCTAATGATGTAATGCACATAGAATTAAATCCTTTATTAGAAAGTAAACAATCTAATGACCCAGTTATTAGAGGAGCCTTTTTATATAATTTAGCAAAAGAAACTTTTGTATTTGAAAAGGATTTTGAGAATGTGACTATTGTATCTTTATTAGATTTTGAAACTATTCCAGAACAAGCAAGAAGATATGTCACTATCAGAGCATCAAGAATATTTCACGACAGAACTTTAGGAGCAAATGCTATTCATAGATTTAGTAGACAAGATGAACTTGTTGCATTGTCTATTTTGAAACAAGCAGAAGCTTCTGTAGCAGACCACAATATCTTTAATAGTTCAGACCAATCTAAAACTATTGCAAGAAATGGTTCACTTAAAATTAATTAACAGGAGAAAAATATGGATTTTGTAAAAAGAAAAGCAAAGCATTATTGGACTGACCACAAGGTTGAAGTTGTAATAATTGTAGTTGCTATCGTTGCTGTAATCATAATGTAATAAAATGCCTTTAATAACTAGAAGTATACCAAATTTAATTGGGGGAGTATCACAACAACCAGAAATATTAAGATTAGAAAACCAAGCTACAGCTCAAGAAAATGGTTTTTCTGGTGTAGTTGAAGGTCTAAAAAAAAGACCTCCAACAGAGCATGTAGCAAAAATTTTTAATTCAAATTTAACAAACGCTTTTATTCATACAATTAATAGAGATACCAGTGAACGATACATTGTGGTTATTAGTAATGGCAGTCTTACTGTGCATACTGTTGATGGAGTTTCTAAAACAGTTGTAAGTCAATCTAACGCTAATAACTATTTAACATCATCTAATCCTAGAGACGACTTTAAATGCTTAACTGTAAACGATTATACTTACATATTAAATAAGCAGAAAACAGTAGCTATGGATAGTGGAACTACAAGTCCAGCCCAAATTCAGCAAGCTGTATATACAGTTGTTCAAGGTGTAAATTCTACACCATATTCAATAACTATAGATGGAACCACAAGTACATTCACATCTTCAAATACAAACACAAAAGATATTAGGGATGGAGTTAAAAGTGCTATTGGTTCGCCTGGAGGAATAACATTAACTAATATCGGTGATAGTAGTTTTTCAATTGTAAAAACATCTTCACTAACAGTTTCAGCTTCAGATGGTTATGGTAATCAAGCTTCTCAAGTAATTAAAGATGAAGTTCAAAACTTTTCAGATTTACCAGCAGAAGGAATTAACAACATGGTTGTTGAAGTTAAAGGGGATGCTTCTAATAGTTTTGATAATTATTATGTAAAATTCTCAAGCAGTACAAAAGTTTGGGAAGAAACAGTTGCACCAGGTTTAGAAATTGCATTAGACAATACAACAATGCCTCATGTTCTTATTAGAACAGCAGATGGAAATTTTAGATTTACACAAGTAGATGGCTCTTCTTATACAGTATCATCAACAAGTTATGATGTACCTAGTTGGGGAAATAGAGTTGTAGGTGATTTAGATAGTTCACCTAATCCAAGTTTTGTTGGAGCAAAGATGAAAGACATTTTCTTCCATAGAAATCGTTTAGGATTTTTAGCAAATGAAAATGTTATTATGTCTAGGTCTTCAGAATTTTTTGAATTTTTTAATGAAACAGTCACAGACGCACTTGATACAGAAGTTATTGATGTCAATGTTGCACATACTAAAGTAGCAATACTTAAACACGCTGTTGCATTTGATGAAAAACTTTTATTATTTTCAGACCAAACACAATTTATTTTAACTGGTGGTGCAAGTTTAACACCAGGAAATGTTGCAGTTAATGTGACAACTGAATATGAAAGTTTAGATACAGTGTCACCTGTTGGTTCAGGTAATAATGTATTCTTTGCTTTCAACAAAGGTCAATTTACAGGTGTAAGAGAAATGTATGTTGAAGCCGATGGTGAAACAAACCAAGGTGAAGATATTACAGCAAACATACCAAAGTATGTACCTTCAGAAGTTTTTAAATTTGCAAATGCTTCTAATGAAAACATATTAGTTTTATTAAGTAATAAGACTGGAGAAAAAAATAGATTATATATTTATCAATGGTTTTTCTCTCAAGGAAGAAGATTACAAAGTGCATGGCATAAATGGACAATAGGTGCTGATGCAGATACAGAAATTTTAAACATAGATTTTATTGGAACTACTTTATACCTAGTAGTCCAAAGAAGTGATGGTGTTTATATTGAAACAGTAAACTGTTCACCAGCAGTAGTAGACACTGGAGCAAGCTACCTTACACATTTAGATAGAAAGCTTGATGAAACGCAGGTCTCTGAAAGCTATAACAGTTCAACTAATATAACGACCATCACTTTGCCTTACGCAATTGACAGTACAATGAAGTTAGTTGGTAAGTCAGGAGCCTCAAATAAAGCAGGAAGAGATATAACTATAGCTTCACAATCAGGTACAACACTTACTGTAAGTGGTGATATTACTGCTTTTAATTACTTTATTGGAGAACAGTACATATTTACTTATACATTTTCTCAACAGTATTTGGCTCTTGGTACAAACACTACAGGTTCAAGAACAAGAATTAGAGAAGGTAGACTTCAAATAAGAAACTGGACTGTTTCATTTAATGATACAGGATTTTTTCAATCAGCAGTCACACCAGTAGGAAGAAGCGTATCTAACGCAACTTTCAATGGTACAATTGTTGGAACAGGTTTAACTGGAACAGTAAATTTAGAAGATGGTGATTTTACTTTTGCAGTACAGAGTAGGAATGAGAACTTAACAATTAGTTTAACTAACAATAGTCATCTTCCATCAAACTTTGTAAATGCAGAGTGGGAAGGATATTATGTTTCTCAAGCATCAAACTCCTAAACCACATTTAAGATTAGCAACAGAAATAGATTGTATTTATTTATCTGAACATTTGAGAAAAGAAGATGTTCAAGAAATATATGCTGTCACTGGTTTACCACCATTATTATCTTTATTAGCAGGAATTAAAATGAGTAATGTTCCTTTAGTAATTTGTAATTCAGATTGTAAACCTGTCGCTATGTTAGGTGTCGTACCAAATGGATTAATAGGATTTATCTGGATGGTAGGTACCAATGATTTAAAAAAAATTAGTTTATCTTTTTTAAGAAACTCTAAAGATGTTTGTGATGTTCTTAAAGGTAATCATCAAATTTTACATAACTATGTAGATAAAAGAAATAAGCTTCATATTAATTGGCTTAAGTGGATGGGCTTCTCCATCATAAATGAAATTAATTATGGAATTGAAAATAGAAAATTTTATGAATTTGTTAAAATATAATGTGTAATCCAACGCTAGCTATAGCTGGAGCTCAAGCTGTAATGCAATATCAAGTTGCTAATGCACAGCAGAAAGCAGTCCAGGCACAGCAACGAAGACAAAATGAAATCGCACTGGCTAATAGAAACCAGGCGATAGTATCAAAACAAAGAAAATTAATTCAGATTACAAAAGGTCGTTTAGAAAAAATAGGTGATGCTGAAAAAATATCTCGTAAGAAAAGAGCAACATTTAAAGTTAATAAAGAAAACTTTACAGGTAATTCTTATGATTTCTTATTAGCTAACTATTATGACAAAGAAGCTGGATACAGAAACAGAATTTTAGGAAATATAGAAAGTAGTAAATTTCAATACTTACAAGACCTTAAATCTATTGACCTTCGTTATGATAGTCAAAGCACTTATGTGTCTCCTGTAGATAGAAAGATGAACGCATTGTCTTCAGGATTAAGCTTTGGTTCAACTTATTACGACTACAAAGCAAAACAAAATA